CTGCCAATTGCGGAACGGCTGACAGCGGGACCATCCTGGCTGAACTGACACTGCCCAGTGACTGGATGGCCAATGCGTCGGGCGGCACGAAAGCCTTGGCGGGAAGCTGGCAGGACCTGTCGGCCAACAACACGGGCACGGCGGCGCATTTCCGGCTTTACGACAGCGCGGGCACCACCTGTCACCTGCAAGGCACGGTCACGGCGACGGGTGGTGGCGGGGACATGGAAGTCAGCAGCACGTCATTCACGGCGGGGCAGTCCTTCACCATCAACACCTTCACGCTTACAGACGGTAACGCCTGATGGCTGATAACGTAGGTTACACCCCCGGCTCGGGAGCCACCATTGCTGCCGACGATATCGGCGGTGTGCTTTACCAGCGCGTCAAGATAACTCACGGCGCGGACGGTATTGCGCACGAAACGTCCAACGGAAATCCGCTTCCGACCGAAGAGCGCGGCGAACTGTTGGAGGCTATCGAAGCCCTGCGCATGGCGGTGCAGTCTTTGACCCGCACGCAAGGCATGGCCATGCCAGATACGGCGGGCAGGCTGCGTGTGCTGGCTGAAAACGCAACAGCCGCCAACTTGCAGACAACGGCAACGATTGCGTCGGGAACCGTCACCACGGTTTCAACGGTGACCAACCAATCCCAGGCGGGAACCTTCGCCATGCAGGACCACATTCCTGCCCTCATGCATTTGCAGGCAGACAGCCTGCGTAGAAACATAGCGGTGACGTAATGGCCACGACCAATGGCAATCGGAAAATCCTCGACCTCAAGCGGTGGGAGTTCTGCACCCCGGCCCCGCAGGCCACGGCAGCGGCGCACTTCATTGTGTCGTCGCGTCATTATCGGCAGCAGCAGATGCTGGTTACATCTGCCACAGGCGCGCAGATGTACAATCCGAATGAGGACGGGTGGGTAACGCTTCCTTCACCCGCCCTTGGTGGTGCCTTCGCTGCCGGAGCATGTGGAACTGGAACTGCAATCGGTCCCTCTGGCACAGCAACCAGCGGCACCACATCGACCATCGTCACGAACCTGACGCTGGCGCGGGACTTGCGTGGTTACAGCATTCACATCACTGGTGGACCTAATGCCGGTGTGACGCTGGCCATTGTCAGCAACACAATCGGCACCAACGCAACAATCACTGTCGCAGCACAAGCCAGCGCGTTCAGCGCCTCGACCACTTACCGACTTCTGACTCCTCGCTGGTATATCTTGAACGCTGTTGCCTCTGCGGGCACGACGACAGCCAACATATTCAGGTTTTACGATTTTGCCACGAACGTATGGACATCTGCCGAAACTGGAGCAACGGACGGCGTAGCCCCGGCGGCAGTCATCGGAACCGACAGTCGCCTTATTTCAACACCATCTTGGCTTGACGACGGATACAAGGCATTTGCCACGGGCACTGCCACGGCAGGCGGCGCTTCCACGCTGACCAACAGCGCCAAGAACTGGACCACCAACCAGTGGACAAACTATCAGATTCGAATTGTCAGTGGAACGGGTGCCGGGCAGATACGCACGATTGCCAGCAACACAGCGACTGTCATCACAACGGGCACTGCATGGACGACGCAGCCAAGCACCGACTCGGCCTACAGCATCGAGGGCAATGACGACTTTATCTACTACATGGGGTCTAACGCCGTCACTCTGTACCGCTATAGCATCAGTGGTGGCACTTGGACCACGCTGAGCCCAGGCGTTGCTCGCGGTGGCGCACCGGGTGTTGGCATGTCAGGTCAGTGGGTTCACAGTGTGTCGGCGAGCGATTGGAACACCGAAAACGCCATCCTGAACGGTCGCTACATCTACTCGTTCAGAGGGGCGGCTGGCGCCTTGCTTGACCGCTACGATATTGCAGCGAATAGCTGGAGTGCCATCACATACAGCCCTGCCGTCGAAACTTTCACGACTGGCAGCAAGTACGTGTACAACAATGACTGGCTCTACATTCATAAGGACGCGACGGGTCGCTGGTTCAGGTACGATTTTGCGCAGTCATCCATGGACGGTTGGAACACCATGCTTTACCCGAACGGCGCTGCGGTTCTGGGCGACACGGCATTTGACGTGACCTACAAGGACGGGGCCACGGAAATCGACTACATCTACATGGTGCTGAACACGTCCAACGTCATGCTTCGGCAGATGGTGATTTGACATGAGCGTGCAACAGTTGATTGACCTCTGCCGGTCCCGGCTTGCGCACCTCACGCAGCTTCGCACCTCGGCTGTGTCGCTCGGCGACGTGGAGCAAATCGCGGACATAGACAACCGGATTGACGACACGCAGACCACGCTCAACCAGCTTCTGACGCTCGTCTGAAGGCTAGGCTTCCATGACGCTTCTCACGCTGCTTGGACCGCAGGCAGCGGGAAGCGATATCAACGGCACGCTGTCGAAGACCTTGGGGGCGGTGACCCTTGTGTCAGACGGCACGCTGACGGGCGGCGGGCTATCGGGAAGCCTGTCGGCCACGCTTGGGCTTTTGACGCTATCGGCCACGGGCACGCTGTCGGGCACGCCGGTTGACGAAGGCGGCTCCAAGGGGGGCTTCGACCCTTACGCCTACAAGCGCCGGAACAAGCGGCGGGACAAGATTGAAGACGTTCGCCAGTTCATGGCGGACATTCTGGGGCGCGACCTTGAAGACGCACCGCCGGAGATTATCGAACAGGCTGAAGAAGCCAAGCAGGCCGCACGCGAAGTGCTGGCCCTTGCGCCGACCGGCCTTGATACCGACGCCCGCGCCGCATTGGTGCAGGCATTGGACGAAATCAACGAATTTTATCGGCTCGTTCGTGAACGTGTGCGCCTGGCGCGCGAAGCGGACGAAGACGAAGACGAAGAATTGCTGTTGCTGCACTAGCAACGGCCATGCGTGCCGCCCACGCATTCAAGGGGCGTTGACTTGCCTGCCGCCGGGGCTAACCGGGCGTACACCCAAGGGAAAACATGACAGACGACAAGCTCTCGTTCTTACGGGACGAGCAAGGACGTTTCGCGCCGAAAGAAGACACGCAGCCCGCGCCGGAAGCCAATTCCGCGCCGCCTGCCAACCCGGAGCCGCCGCCCCCAGCGCCCGCTCTGGAAAGCCAGACCACAGCCCCGGTTCAGCCGGTTGGTGCGCCCGTACAGCCACCGCCCGGATACATACCCATGGCCGCTGTTCTGGACGAACGCGAAAAGCGCCAACGCCTCGAGCGCGAACTCGAAGAGTATCGCCGAAAGGTGGAAGCGGCTGAAAAGCCCCAGCAGTTGATTGACCCCATTGCAGACCCGGACGGCTTCAATCGCCAACTGGAAACGCAACGGGCACGTGACCGCTGGGAAATCATCACGTCCATCAGCCATGCCACGGCCTCGCGCCAGCATGGGGCTGAAAAGGTCAAGGCTGCGGAGGAATGGCTTGCAGGCGAACTGCAAACCAATCCGCATCTCTGGGCCACCGTCCAACGTCAGGTCGACCCTTATGACTTCGTGGTGCAGCAGCACCAGCGTTCCATGCGCTTGTCGAAGATTGGCGACGACGACCCTGAAGCCTGGGCTCAGAAATGGGCTGAAGCGAATGGCTATGTCAAACCCCAGACACAAGCGGTGAACGCCGGGACATCTGCACCGTCCCCGCAATCGACACCGCTACCACGCCCTAGCTTGGCGTCTGCACCCAGTGCGGGCGGCAAAGGCCCCAACGTGCCCGTCGGGCCGGGGGAGGCGTTCAACGCGGTGTTCCGTTCATAAGGAACATCTGCCATGGCAGAGACACTTCTTTCGTCCGCTTTGGAAAAGCAAAAGTGGTCGAGCGACTACCTCGCGGAATATGTCCGCGAGTCCGGCTTCCTGCCCTACATGGGCCGCAAGTCGTCTTCCATCATCATGACCAAGTACGAACTTGCTTCCGAAAACGGCAAGACCATCAACATCCCGCTGGTGACGAAACTCACCGCCGCCGGTGTGCGTGGTTCGGGCGTTCTCGACGGCAAGGAAGAGCAGCTCGGCAACTACAACTGCGCTGTTTCGGTTGACTGGATTCGTAACGCCGTCAAGGTGCCGAAGTCCACGCAGTACAAGACCGAAATCGACCTGCTGAATGCCGGTCGTGACATGCTCAAGCTGTGGTCTTCGGACACGCTGCGGGCTGACATGATTAAGTACATGGCAGGCCCGACGGTCACCACGTCTTCGGTTCCGGCGACGGACATCGTGGACAGCGACGGCAACGTCGTGGTGACGGGTGCAACGACTGCGAACTACAACACTTGGGTCAAGGCCAACAGTGACCGCGTGTTGTTTGGGTCAGCCCTTGCCAACATGACAACGGCAATCGCCGCAAGCGGCACTGAGCACGCCACGGGTCTGGGTACCGTTGACTCGACGAACGACAAGCTGACCGCTTCGGTGGTTTCGCTTGCCAAGCGCATGGCCAAGGCTGCAAGCCCTGCCATTCGTCCGTTCCGTCTGGAAGACGGGCGCGAATACTTCGTCATGTTCGCCGGCGCTCGCTCGTTCCGCGACCTGAAGAATGACAGCGTCATGATAAATGCCAACCGTGACGCGCGCGCGCGTGAAGGTGGCGGCATGAACTCAAACCCGCTGTTCCAGGATGGCGACCTCATTTATGACGGCGTCATCGTCCGTCAGATTGAGGAAATCTCGACGCTGATTACCACGTCGTCCACCTTCGTGGCGGCGGGTAACGGTTCGATTTCGGTCGAACCCAACTTCCTCTGCGGCCAGCAGGCCATGGCGGTTGCGTGGGGTCAGGAGCCGACGCCGATTACCGACACGACGGGCGACTACAAGTTCCGTCCTGGCGTTGCAATCGAGGAACTGCGGGGCATTTCCAAGCTGCATTTCGCGACGGGCGCAAGCTCGGCGTCGAAGCAACATGGGATTGTGACCGTCTATACCTCGGGCACTGGCGATTAATTTTAGAAAGGACTGAACTATGCCTTTGTATAAAAGCAGGCAGCTTGCCAACAGCCCCAACGTGGGCGTTGGTCCTCACCCGGGGAACGCAATCGTTCTTTGGTTCGAAGTGCCGGTGACAGCGGCACTGACGACGGCGGACACGTTTGAATTTGGCAAGGTGCCGAAGGGCTTCGTGCTGATTTCAAGCGTTCTGCGTTCGACTGACTTGGACGGCGCAACCACGCTGACCTATAATGTCGGTGACGCGGGAGACGCTGACCGTCTCTTTGCGGCGGCGACTGTTGGTCAGACGGGCACGGCTGCGTTTTCCAGCGCAGTTACGGGTGCTGGCTATGTGTACACGGCGGAGACGGTCATCACCGGGGCCGTGGCTGCAAACCCCGGCGGCACCGTGCCAACCTCTGGCACAATCAGCCTTGGCATGATTGGGACCATTCTGGCTCTGCCATAACAATGAAGGCACGGGGGCGGGCTTATGTCCGCCCCTGGCCGTTTCTGCGACGGAGAAACCATGCTTATCAGATTCACAGGCGGCTATTTGAAGCCAGACGACGTGCCAGCGGAAACCCGTGCGTACGGGTACACATTCCCGGTCGGTGTGTGGGTGGTCGTCACTGACCCTGCGGCCATTGCCAAGCTGAAGGGACACCCGCTTTTCGAAGCCATGGACGAAGAGGCTGACACGGTCATGGTCGAGAACGTCTTCGACGCGCCGAAGCCCAAGCGCGGACGGCCCCGCAAGGTCGTGGCTGACGAGGCTGGCGAATGACAATCACGAACACAGACCTTTATCAGTTGGTCGGCGAGGAACTGGGCCTGATTGGTCCGGGTCAGGCGTTGTCGGCAGACGACCGCGA